GGACTTACATCATAAAGCCTATCAATCTTTTTTATTGTTCTAATGTTGTTGCCTTCGTCATCAGTTGACCAGTCATCCTCTGCCACAGTAAATGCAAATGAACTTTGTGTAATGTCACCACGCTTCATTGAAATAGCTAAATCTTTTCCATAAGATGTTTCTGGCATTTCAAATTCATATTTCAATCCTCTTTCATCAGCTGTTAACTTTAAAGTTCCAGATGTATTTCTAGCAAGAATTAAGTTTGGGTCATGATTAATTAAAGCTCTAACATCAGATGAATTTATTAGTTCATCATTGAAAGCCCCTCTATCAATAAACTCATAAAAACCACCAAGATTATTTGACCTTGAATCATAAACACTTGCATGACCAACAACTAAATCTTTTCCCTCTTCATTAGTGTCAACTCTTGTTTCTATATTAAAAATTCTTTTTTCCATATTATTATATTTTATTGTTCTGTTATTCATAACATCCATAATTTCTTCATGTGATTCAAAAGGCATGTAAACAGTTTTACCATCTAAAGTATGCTCATGAAATCCAGAGCCACCTAATTTTTCAGCCTCAACCTCAGCTTCTTTTTGTGAATCAAATAATGGCATTTCAATGCCATCAGTAATCATTGATCCTACTTTTTTTCTATAATTTTTTTCTTCTTTCATTTTTTTTACAACTGGATGATTATCTGGTAGCAAATCGGTATCATGTTTACCGCCTCTAAACTTTCCATTTTTTAAAGCATAAAGAAAAGAATTAACTCTAGCCAAAGCCCATTGCTCTGGACTTTTAACAGTTGGTCTTACACTAGAAGGATTTGTGTTGTAAGCTCCAACCCCTCTGTCAAAAACCTTTTCTAGTTTTGCATAAGTAACTTTTGTATTCCAATCTTTTTTAGAATCTTTAACATCTTCATTGTGGTCTTTTACTTTATTCTCTAAAGATGTTTTTATTTTTTTTGTTACTCTTTCTTCCTCTTCAACAATTTCTTTTCTTTTTCTTTCAGACCACTTTACTCCTTCATCTCCAGACCATAACGCCCACGCTATTCGTCCAGCACTTGGAAAACCATCTTGGTCTGGATAAAACCCTTCACCTTGTTTATCAACTTCATGCCTCTTTAAATAACTAAACATTCTTGTTACTCTATCTGGAGTTAGTTCATTATTTATTATCATGTTGGCTGTTTTAAAACCAACATCTGTTCCACCTCTTCCAAACTCTTCACGCCATTCTTTCCCTTTCTTTGCCTCATCAATCATGCCTTGAGTTGGAGTTAAATCAATATCACTTAATGCTCTGTAATTACTATTTGCATCATCAGATTCTTTTTTAGAATCATAAATGCAAGAGCCAGATTCACCCCATTTCCATTTGCCATTGTCGCATTGAATACTAGGCATCTTCACCAACTTTGTCTATTGTAGTCATATTCATTTGCATAAAATGTTTATCACCGCCCTCAATAGAGTTCATATTTTCTTTTTGTCTAACTTCATTTATTGACATATAACCATTTGTTATTGCTGTTTTATATGCCTCAGTTCTTGACTTAACATCACCTCTCAACAATCCATTTACATTAAACTCAACAAATGTTTTACCTAATTCATTTGTTCTAAATAATTTTAGATTCATTTCTTGTTCTATTCTTGTAATGTAAGGCATTAATGTATAAGTTACAAATTCTTGAGATTGCATTTCAATATTGTTAAAACTTGATTTGCTTAAATCTTTGAGCATGTGCGGAGGCACATTGAAAATTCTTGCCACTTCCTCAATACTGAACTGCCTTGAACTTAAAAACTGTGCTTGTTCTGGACTGATTGAGATTGGCTTAAAAGTCAACCCTTCCTCTAATACAATAGTTGAATTACTATTTTTTAGTTTTGCATAGTTATTGTTAAAGCTACTTTTCAATCTTTGTAAAGCTGTATCACTTAATGCCCTATCAGTTTGTAAAATAGAACTTGGCTTTGCACCATTAGAAAAGAATGTTGCACCAAACTCTTCTAAACTTACACCCCAGTTTAAAGCCTTTGCACATTGATCAATTGGACTTAATCCAGTAACACCATCATCAGTTATTGTTTTAAAATGTAGCATGTCGCTAGAATCTAAAACAGCACCACCATCAACTTGATAAAAAAGCTCATTGTTATTTACAACAACAGTAACATTACTTGGGTCTAAACATATTAATTGAACTGGAGTTCCAGAATTGTTTCTAACTATTTGCACATAACTATTTCCCTCAGTACAAATACTGAGCATAATAAACTCAAAGAAAGTTATTTTGTTCTGATAATAATTCGGCTTAAATTTTATAAGATTGTAAATTGGACTTTTAGTGTCCTCTAATTTATCACCATTAGCTTGTTTTGTAAAAACAGAAATAGGTAGTGATGACACTGATTCAGCTAGTAATCTAATTGCACACCAAACCGCTGTAAGCGTTAGAGCTTTGTCAGTATCAAAAACATTTGCATCTGGAAAAATTGAGTTAAGAGATAAATCTCTTTTTTGAGTTTTAGGAGG